TTGAGACGCCGAATGTCCATGTCGACATCTTCGACCGCCATCGGGTGATCCTCGATGGCGAAGAGTGTGAGCTCGTCCAGGTCGCGGTTTATCGTGAGGGGCGCCCCGAGGACACGCTGGGCTTTGATGCCAACAGCACGCTGGCGCGTCGGATCGTAAAACCGGTGTTCGAGGCCGCATTGACCTATGAGGCAGCGACCGGCGTGATTGAGGTCGTGGCCAAGACCCGTGAGGATCGTATGGATCTGACGCGTTTCATGGCCCGGGATCTGCTGGGCATCACTATTGATGAGCACCAAGCGTTGCCGCTGCGCGAATACGATCTGAGCATGCTTCTGCAGCCTTTCGACTTTCCGACGGACCCGGCCGACGGCATCGCCAGCGTGACGGTCAAGGAATTGCGGCTGATGGATCTCGGGGATGCGAAAGAGCGCATCACGCTTGAATCCATGTCGGGGGCGGACCGGACGATCTGGCAGATGGCAGAACACCGCATTGGGCTGGATATTGGCGGCGGTATTCATGTGTCCGGTTTTACAGGCGAGGTGCCGGAATGGGTGATCACCCGCGCGCGCTTCACGATCAAGTTCCACCCCGGCCCCGAAGGTGGGCGCGGCAAGTCTCTGGCTCTGACTGTGACCATGCCGCACGGCTGCAATCTGAAGGACATGACGCCACAGGAACGCCTGATCGGCGAGAAATACCTGCGCCTCTGGGGCATCCTGAAAGACGACACCGACGACGGTGATGTTCTTGAGTAAGCGGGCGATCGACCTTCTGCTGCGGGCCATGGAAGCCCGCAGCATATCTGTTCAGGGCACGACGCTGCACCAGGTTTCGCCACGAGCGACCGAGATACTGCTTGAGGCCAAACTTCTCGTTGCTGGCGGGCGTGTTTCGGTCGTTGCCGCGATGGATGACTACGAAGACGAGCCGGTCGAGGTCACCTGGTCGCCAGTGCTGAAGTCATATGGCTACCACGACAGCGTAGGCCGTTGGATCCAAGTCGATGAGCAGGAGATCGCGGCCTATCGCGTCGACTATGGGCTGGCTCTCGCCAAAATGCTGGTGTTGTTCGAGCGACAGGGGCCGCCGGGACCGCAGCCACTGATCAAGGATCAGCTTTGGGATGTTGGCACCATCAGGCTTGCAGGCGCCAAAACCCCTGCGCCTGTCTGGTTTGCGCGGCGTCTCGGCGATCCCGCGGCCTGGGCGAGGGTCGAGGGGCTGTTCGAGCGCAGGCCTCCGGTGGAAGCCCGCATCATCCTGACGTCGACGCTGGGCGATCGCATTCCGGTCACCACTCACAAGCGCAATCACGTCATCAGCGTGGCAGACGTGATGGGACCCGGCAAGCTCGCGATCTCGCCGCAGGTTCTGCGGTCACGGGTGTTCCCGGGTCAAGTCCAGCGCCGTTTCCCGATCGACCATTCGGATGACTACGGCATTGTCTGGCTGCGGAACGAAACCCTTACTTTCCGTAGCGACAAACAGCGGCAACTGTTGGGCTTGCTGTTCGATGCATACTGGTCCGGTTCGCCTGAGTGTCGGACAGCCGCCGTTCTGTTTGAAGCCGGTTACAAGGACGGTACGAACGCCTTCGCAAAGGTTTTCAGCGGCCGTGACGATTGGCGTTCATTTCTAAAGTACGCCGAAGGAAACTGCTGGATCGAGCCCTGATCCAAGGAAATCTTGCGATGACAAAAGCCGTCCTCCGGGGCGGCTTTTTGCTTTTGTGGCTCTCCTACCAGTTCCCCTACCGCACACCTTCCTGAGCCCTACCACCCCCTCCGCCATGTTGATCCCGCAAGTGTTCGCAAAAACCCGAAGGAGGTTCACATGGCGCTAAGGCACCTTTCCCAGATCGAGCTGGCGGCTCGCTGGAACATTTCACACCGCACGCTGGAGCGTTGGCGGTGGACGGGTGAAGGCCCGAAATTCATCAAACTCGGGGGGCGGGTGATTTACCGGCTCGAAGATGTCGAGGCTTTCGAGGTCGAGCAGATCCGCGGCTCGGACCACGAGCCCCACCGCCCGATGTCGGCGTAAGGGGGACCAACATGACAATTTCTAACCACATCACACTGGCCGATATCCACCGCATGCCGGTTGGCCAGGTCGCGGCACTGCCCGCTGATCAGCTGGCAATGCTGAAGGAGACGGCCGATCAGCAGCTCACCCAGGCCAAAACTGTATCTGATTGGCTCGATGGTGCCATCTCCCTGAAATACGCCGAACGTGCAGCCGAATGCCGTCATGAGGCGGGCAAGGACACGGGCACGATCCGCTTTGAAGATGGCGAAGTCACCGTGATCGCCGACTTGGCGAAACGGATCGATTGGGATCAGGCGAAACTCGCCCAGATCGCCGAAAACATCGCATCGGCTGGCGAGGACCCGGCCGAGTTCATCGAGACCACGTTGAAGGTGTCAGAGCGCAAATACACTGCACTGCCGGAGTCCTGGCGCAAGGGTTTTGAACCCGCGCGCACGGTCCGGACCGGCAAGCCCAAGTTCCGCCTGTTGCTGGGCGAGGAGGTGCGCTGATGGCTATTTCTCTCGCATCTCTGCGCACCACCTCGGTGCTCCAGCCGCCGCGCATCCTGATCCACGGGGTTGCCGGGGTCGGAAAATCCACCTTCGCGGCTGACGCTGGCGCGCCGGTGTTCATTATGACCGAGGACGGTCTCGGCAAATTGCAGGTCCCGCATTTTCCATTGGCGACCAGCTATGTTGAGGTGGCGGAAGCGCTCGACGCCTTGCTGGATGAAGATCACGGCTATGGCACCGTCGTGGTCGACAGCGTTGACTGGTTGGAGCCGCTGATCTGGGCTGAGGCCTGCAAACGCAACGGCTGGCAGTCGATCGAAACCCCGGGCTTTGGCAAAGGTTACGCCGAGGCTCTGACCGTCTGGCGCGAATACCTCGATAAGCTGAATGCGCTTCGCGATCAGAAGGGCATGGTGGTTATCCAGATTGCCCACACCGACATCAAGCGTTTCGACAGCCCCGAGCACGAACCCTACGACCGGTATGTGATCAAGCTGCAGACCCGCGCCTCGGCGCTGCTGCAGGAGCATTCCGATGTGGTGCTCTTCGCGAACTACCAGATCTCGGTCGCAAAATCTGATGTCGGATTCAACAAGAAGGTGACCCGGGCGCTCGGGTCTGGTGCGCGTGTCATGCACACCGAAGAGCGTCCCGCCTTCCTCGCCAAGAACCGTTACGGCCTGCCGGACACCCTGCCGCTCGAGTGGTCAGAGTTCCTCGCAGCCATGCCCCAACCTGAATAATCCGCACCTGAAAGGATACGACCATGGCACGTTTTGACGCCGCATTTGATGCCTCGGGCATCGAGCCCACCACCGCCTATGAGCTGCTGCCCGCAGGCAAATACAGTGCCCAGATCGTCGAGAGCGAGATGCGCGTGACCCGCAACGGCATGGGCCAGTTCCTCTGGCTGATGCTGGATATTCTGGATGGCCCGCACAGGGGCCGGAAGATCTTCGACCAGCTGAATCTGGTGAACCCCAACCCGACCACGGTCGAGATTGCGCAGCGGACGCTGTCGGCGATCTGCCATGCGACGGGCAAGATGCAGGTCAGCGACAGCGAGGAACTGCACCTCATCCCGATGACGATCCAGGTGACGGTGAAGCCGCCCAAGAACGGCTACGGGGAGAGCAATGCGATCCGCTACATGACGCCGGAACAGGGCACGGCCGCACCGCAAGCGGTGAAGAAAGCCCAGACTGCCGGGGACTCAGCAGCAGCCCCGGCCAAGATGGCCTCCGCTCCCTGGAACAAGAAGGGCTGATGCTCCGCGCTGCTCCGCCCTTGTTCGCCGGGGCAGCGCCCAAACACATCTGAGGATATTTCCATGACTGATCTGACCAACGCGGCCCCTGTGGCCGTGATCAGCCCCGGCTTGCCTGAAGACCAGCGCCGGTTGATCGAACTCGACGACGATATTGCCAAGATCCGCACACAGATCGCGACCGCCGATCTGGCACGCCAGCGGTGCCAAAAACCCATCGACCCCGACTGGTTCCACCGGGCACGGACTGCGCTGCGCCATCTTTGCCGCGAACGGGCAGAACTGCTCGCGAAAGGCACCGGCCGCCGTCGCCGTGAAAAGCTGAAGGACGCGCTGCTTGACGTTCTGCGTGACCGGCATGACCCGGAGACCTGGAGCGGCATTCTGGCCGAGGCCCAAGCCCGTAGCGAACGGGAGGGCTTGTGATGGCTGATCTTCCCGCACCACCCACGCCGACACTGACGGCGATCTATGCGTCTTATGAGGCGCGGCAGGGCGATGGCTTTCGCGATCACCTCGGCGCGTCGATCATCGGTAAATCCTGCGCACGCGCGCTCTGGTATGATTTCCGCTGGGTGACGCCTTCACACCATTCCGGCCGCCTGCTGCGTCTCTTCGAGACCGGCCAACTGGAAGAGGACCGTATGGTCCGCAACCTGCGCGCCACCGGTGCGACGGTGCTTGAGGTTGATCCGGACACTGGCCGCCAGTTCCGTGTCGAAGCCCATGGCGGTCATTTCGGCGGCTCGCTCGATGGTGTCGCCCTCGGGCTGCTTGAGGCCCCGAAGACCTGGCACGTGCTCGAGTTCAAGACGCATTCGGCGAAGAGCTTTGCCGACTTGATTGCAAAAGGCGTGGTGCTGTCCAAGCCCCAGCACGCCGCGCAGATGCAGATCTACATGCACCTGACCGGCATCACCCGCGCGCTCTACGTCGCAGTCTGCAAAGACACGGACGAGCTGCATGTCGAGCGGATCGAAGCCGATCCCGCCATGGCTGAGCGGCTCCTTGAAAAGGCCGGTCGGGTCATTTTCGCCCAGCATCCACCCGTGCGGATCAGCGAGGACCCGGCTTGGTTCGAATGCCGGTTCTGCGATCACCACATCGCCTGCCATGAGGGTGCCGGTACGGCTATGACCTGCCGGTCCTGTCTGCATTCGACGCCCATTGACGGCGGTTGGCACTGCGCCCGCCACGACCGGATGCTGGCTCCACCCGAGCAGCGTGCTGCCTGCGGCAAACATCTCTTCATCCCCGATCTCGTGCCGGGTGAGGTCGTCGATGCGGGAGACGACATCGTCACCTACCGCATGGCCGATGGCTCCTCCTGGTCAAATGACGCTCGTACCACGGAGGCCGCGCCATGCTGACCCTGCGCCCATACCAAAACGCTGCGATCTCTTCGATCTACGGCTATTTCCAGAGCAACACCGGCAATCCGCTGGTGGTCATTCCAACAGCTGGGGGCAAGAGCCTCGTCATGGCCGCCTTCATCGAAGAGGTGCTGAAGGCCTGGCCTGATCAGCGCATCCTGATCGTGACCCATGTGCGCGAGCTGATCGCGCAGAACTATGCCGAGATGATCGGCCTTTGGCCTGACGCGCCAGCGGGCATCTATTCGGCGGGTCTGGGTAAGCGCGAGGCGCAGGCGCGCGTCTTGTTCGCAGGCATCCAGTCGATCCATCGCCGGGCCCGCGAAATCGGCCACACCGATCTGGTGCTGATCGACGAGGCCCATCTGATCCCGGGCAAATCAAGCACCATGTATCGGCGTTTTCTCGATGCGCTGAGCGCGATCAACCCGGCGCTGAAGGTAATCGGTCTCACGGCCACGCCGTTTCGGCTCGACAGCGGCATGCTGCATGAAGGCAAGAACGCGCTCTTTACGGACATCGCCTACGAAGCCACGGTCCGCGACCTGATCGATCAGGGCTTTCTAAGCCCGCTTGTTTCAAAGCAGCCCGCCACCCGGCTTGATGTGTCGAAGGTCGGCACCCGCGCTGGTGATTTCATTGCCCGCGACCTGGCGGCGGCGGTCGACCAGGAGGCGACTACCCGGGCGGCTGTCACCGAGATCATCGAGTATGGCAAGGATCGGAAATCCTGGTTGGCCTTCTGTTCGGGTGTCGATCACGCCCGCCATGTCGCTGAGGAATTCGGACGTCAGGGTATCACCTGTCAGACGATTTTCGGGGACACACCCAAGGACGAGCGAGATGCCATCATCGCCGCGTTCAAGCGGGGCGAAATCCGCGCGTTGGCGTCGATGGGCGTGCTGACTACCGGCTTCAACGCCCCGGCCGTCGATCTCATTGCGCTCCTGCGTCCGACGCAATCGGCCGGGCTCTATGTCCAGATGGTCGGTCGAGGCACGCGTCTGGCACCGGGCAAGGAGAACTGCCTCGTTCTGGATTTCGCGGGCAATGTTCGACGCCACGGGCCGATCGATCTCGTGCGTCCGAAACGTCCCGGCGAGAATGGCGGGGGCGAGGCACCCACAAAGGTCTGCCCCATGTGTGAGAGCATCGTGGCGCTCTCGGCCACCGAATGTCCGGACTGCGGCTATGAATTCCCGGCCCGTGAGGTGAAGATTGCGCCGACCGCAGCCACGCTGCCGGTCCTGTCGCCAAAAGCGTCTCAATGGCTGCAGGTGAGCGGCGTATCCTACACCCGACACGACAAACGCGGCGGGCGGCCGTCGCTCAAGGTCACTTACAGCTGCGGTCTTGCCACCTACAGCGAATGGGTCTGTTTCGAGCATAAGGGCTATGCGCGCCAGAAGGCCGCCGATTGGTGGCGCAAACGTGCACCAGGTCTGCCCGTTCCGCTTAGCGTGAATGAGGCCATTGCGCAGGCAAACCGTCTCACGCGCCCAAGCGAAATCTCGGTCCGTCCATCGGGCCGCTATTTTGAAATCTCCGGCTACAGGTTCGATCCATGCGCCAAATCCACCCCGGCCTCTGCGCCGTCTGCCACCGGGAACCTCGCGGCTTTGGCTGGTTCAACCCGATCTTCCGGATCTCGGACCAGCGAAGGGACGCAAGCCGCAAGCGCCTCTGCTCTCGCGCCTGCCAGGACATCTGCCATGGGAGGAAGGGCATGATCGACCCCACTCCGAACGAGAGCGAGGCCATGAGCGTCGGCGGCCAACAAGGCGGTGAATACCTCGAGAGCATAGGTAAATCCGATTTAACGACGCTGACCGAGACCGAGTGGGACCGCTTCATCGACGCGGTCGTCACCGGATATTGCGACCACCTGCGGGAGCTTGCGGCCAAGGACCGCACGCGGCTCGACGGGATGAGCCCGGAGGTGCCCTTCTGATGGCCGAGACATCCTACATGGCGCGTTTCGGCGCGCGGCTGGTCACCAACGGCTATGCCATTCTGCCGATTGGCCCGGGCACCAAGAAGCCGGGGCGGTTCCAACGAGGGGCCTGGACCGATTATCCAGAATGGAACCGGCATGCAGAGCGCCCCACGACCGAGGTGGAGGTGACGACATGGTCGGCTTGGCCCGAGTGCGGCATCGGGATCGTTGGCGGCGCAGTTGCTGCTGTCGACATCGATATCGTCGAGGATCCTGAATTGGCGCTCCAGATCGAGCAACTTGCGCGCCAACGGCTGGGCGATACGCCCGCCTTGCGCATTGGTCGCGCCCCAAAGCGCATGCTGATTTACCGCACGGCCGCGCCGTTCCGGGGAATCAAGCACCACCCTTTGGAAGTGCTCTGCCTCGGCCAGCAGTTCCTTGCTTATGCCGATCATCCGGACACGTGCGCCCCCTATGTCTGGCCCGAGGAAGGGCTGGCTGATCTCGACATCACCGATCTGCCAGAAATCACCACCGAGACAGCAGCCGCATTCTTGGACGAGGCTTATGCGCTGCTCCCCGAGTCGTTACGGCAGCGAGGGTTTTCAGCCATGTCGCCTGCGGCGGAACACCTGCGTAGCCATAACCAGGTCGGTACAAGGCCTGCCATCCAGGCGGCGTTGGAATGGTTGCCGAACGTGGAACTCGACTACGACAGCTGGATGCGGGTTGGTATGGCCCTGAAGGGCGCGCTCGGTGAAGCCGGTAAAGACCTGTTCGCGAAATGGTCAGCGCAGGCAGCGAAGGACGTACCCGCGACCACCGCCAAGGCGTGGACGAGCTTCAAGCCCGATCGCATCGGGGCTGGTACGGTCTATCACCTCGCCATGGAGCGCGGCTGGCAGCCTGATGCATCGTTGCGGCTTGATGGGTCTTTGGCCTGCGATGATAAGCATCCAGCGGCGGGGCTGTTGTCGAGGCTAGATGGTCATCCTGAAGAAGGCGTCGAAACCCCGGCGAGCCCGCCGTTCGAGTTGGAGATGCCTGACGGGTTGGTGGGTGAATTGACGGATTACATGTTGTCTACGGCCCGACGACCACAGCCGCTTTTGTCGCTTGGAGCAAGCCTCTGTGCGATCGGCGCTCTTATGGGGCGGCAGTATAGGACCGAAAGCAACCTGCGTTCGAACCTGTATGTCGTCGGCATCGCCGACAGCGGATCGGGGAAAAACCACGCCCGCGAGATCATCAACGAGGTCTTCTTCGAGGCGGGGCTGGCGCATCATCTCGGTGGCAACAAGATCGCCTCCGGGGCGGGTCTTCTGACCGCGCTGCACCGCCAGCCCGCAATCCTGTTCCAGATCGACGAATTCGGCATGTTCCTGGCGGCGGCAGCCGATCGACGGCGCAGTCCGCGCCATATCACCGAAATTCTCGACAACATGACCGAGCTCTACACCGCAGCGGGCGGGATCTTCCTCGGCGCTGAATATGCCAACCGTGATGGGTCGAACGAGCGGCGGGATATCGTACAACCCTGTCTTTGCGTCTATGGCACCACGACGCCCTTGCACTTCTGGGGCGCGCTGCAGGGGGCAAATGTGGTCGACGGATCGCTTGCGCGTTTTCTGATCCTGCCCAGCGACGAGGATTACCCGGACGAGAACATCGCCGTTGGCATCCGCCAGGCACCGCCAGCGCTGATCCACGGATTGCAGGGCGTGGCCGCCGGGGGTGGTCACCAGAAGGGCAATCTTGCGGGCAAGACGGCCGATCAGAACACGACAGTAAATCCGATCATCGTGCCCATGACCGATGAAGCCAGGGCGCGTTTCAAAGCGCTGAGTGCCGAATTGACGGAGGAATTGCGGGCTGCAGCCGGGACAGCATTCACGGCGATCCTGGCGCGCATTGGAGAAAACGCGTTGAAGCTGGCGCTGATCGTAGCGGTTGGGCGCGACCCGGCAAAACCCGAGATCGACCTCTCGGCGGCGGACTGGGCGATAGATTTCGTGCGCCACTATGCGCGGCGGACTATGGAGGCTGTCGAGCGTCATGTGGCCGACACAGAGACTGAGGCTCACCTGAAACGGCTCAAGGAGGTCATCCGCGCTGCGGGGGCGAACGGGATCACCAAGTCGGAAATCACGCGTGCCTCCCAGTGGCTGAAATCCCGCGACCGCGATGAGATCCTGCTCACCCTGATCGAAACCGGGGACGTCACGACGGGTATGCGGGGATCATCGACGAGGCAGGCCATGGTCTACCGGATGGCTCGCTGGATGGGCCCCTGGCGAGATGCTTCAGGGCGCAAAGTCAGTCAGAAGGAACTCTAATTCCGCCTAACCGTATGAAAGATATCCCAAAAAATAATTCCTTCACATTTTTCAATCTTTCAAGAGGATATCTATACCCCTCGCGTGTATGCGCGCGCGATTAGAAATAGAGAGACACCCTCTATAACTATATAATAATTGAATAATTATATATTATAGAGACTAGGCAATGGGTTAGTGGCTCCAATCCTTCACAGGAGGACTTTGAAGCCCAAGAACAATTCGCAGTGCGACCCGATCGCCCTGCGCCTGACGTGACCAGACCACCCTTCGGGGCCTGGCGAGACCGCAGCCTTCACCGGCCAGCCCTCTCGCCTAGCCCGGCAAACCGAAGAGGAGGTCGTCATGACCCAATCACAAAACCCGCGCTGCATTTTGGCGCTCGATCTTGGAACCACGACGGGCTGGGCGCTCCGGACCTTCGAGGGGCTGATCACCACCGGTACGGCGTCGTTCAAACCTGGACGCTACGATGGCGGTGGCATGCGCTATCTGCGCTTCACCAACTGGCTGACCGAATTGGATCGGCTATCGGGACCTTGCGCGGCGATCTGGTTCGAGGAAGTCCGTCGCCATGCAGGCACCGACGCGGCTCATGTCTATGGGGGCCTGATGGCGTCGCTGACCAGCTGGGCCGAACTCAGGGGCATTCCATATGAGGGCGTGCCGGTCGGGACCATTAAGCGCCACGCGACCGGCAAGGGGAACGCTCCCAAGCAGGCGATGATCGACGCAGCGCGCGCCCGAGGGTTCAGCCCGTCCGACGACAATGAGGCTGACGCCATCGCCATCCTTCACTGGGCCATCGAGACCCGGGGAGGTACAGCATGAGGTTCACCCCCAAAGGCTATGGCGGTAAGCGCCGTGACCCCGAGCGGGTCAAACGGGAGGGCTGGCGTGAGCAGGGCGTGCTGGCCGTCAACATCCACGATCACCGCCTGACCTGGCCCGAACGGGAGCTGGTCGAACAACTGGGTAAGAAACTGTACGGGCCGCGCCCAGCAGGGGAGGTGCGCCATGGCTGATCACATCTGGACTGCTGACGATGTCGCCGATCATTTCGAAGAAGCGTTCCGCACCCTCCGGAAGCTACCGCCGGTGAAGGCCCGTGGGTATTTCAACGCATGGCCGGACATCGTGCGGACCAGCCGCGAAATCGCAGCGATGGAACCGCAACCCATGCGCGTCTGGCCTTCGGCGGCGTCGATCTCCCGGCTCGAGCAGACCTTTGACTGGGTGCTCTGGATTGAGGAGCAGGAACGCAAGCTGATCTGGTCCCGGGCTGCGCGTGTGCCTTGGAAGCAGATCAGCGGCGAGTTGGGGTGCGATCGTACAACTGCGTGGCGGAGGTGGCAGCTGGCGCTCACCAAGATCGCCTCGCGGCTGAATGCCTAGCGACTCCAATGTGTTGCAACACTTTTGTGTTCGACACATGCAACATTTCCGTGCTATCCGTAGGGCATAATGGGGAGAGTGCGTTGGAAAACGGCTCTCCCCGTTTTCGTTGGTGGGCACCCTGCTGGCTTCCGGGGTCCAACCTGGAGTCCAGCTGGGGTCCAGGAGGCTAACCCACTGACTTTACGGGTCCTTCCTGGCCATAAACGTATACGGGCGGGCGAAGCGCGCAATATCGCCAGCGACAGGGCCGGTTTTTTGGGAAGCCACCCCGGCGGGCATCCACCCGCGATCTTCTGAAAACCACAACAAAACAAACTCTTGGAACCTGACACGTCCGGTGGCCGCTGGACCCTTTGCGGAGTCCAGGCTTGCTGCCGGTGTGCGGAGTCCAGGGTATCCACCCCATTGAGGCGAACCGACTAGCATGACCCTGAGCTTTGCCCCGGACGCGATTGAGACATGGCCGTTGGCCAAGCTCCAGCCTTACGCGAACAACGCGAAAACGCACGGCGCGGATCAGGTTGCCAAGATCGCCGCCAGCATGGCGGAGTTCGGCTGGACCGTTCCCTGCCTGGTCGCGGACGATGGAGAACTGATCGCTGGCCATGGCCGGGTCCTGGCCGCCACGCAACTCGGGCTAACCGAGGCACCGGTGATCGTGCTGGGTCACCTGACCGAGGCGCAGCGCCGTGCCTACCGGATCGCGGATAACAAGCTGACGGAACTCGGGACCTGGGATGAAGCGCTTCTCTCGGCCGAACTAAACGACCTGCTGGCCGAGGACTACGACCTGTCGCTCATTGGCTTCGATGACGCTGAACTCGAGGTGCTGTTGGCTGGAGAGGTCGACCTTGAAGCCGCCTCACGCGAGGGCGAGGACGATGTTCCAGAGGCCCCCGAAACCCCGATTAGCCGTCCCGGCGATCTCTGGGTGCTGGGCAAACATCGGTTACTCTGCGGTGACGCGACAGTGGCCACCGATGTCGAGCGTCTGCTGGGCGACGTGAAACCGCTCCTGATGGTGACCGATCCGCCCTATGGCGTCGAATACGATCCCGGCTGGCGCAACAAGGCAGGGGCAGCCGCGACCAAGCGAACCGGCAAGGTGCTGAATGACGACCGCGCTGACTGGCGCGAGGCCTGGGCGCTGTTCCCCGGTGACGTCGCCTATGTCTGGCACGGCGCGCTGCATGCGACCACCGTCGCCGACAGCCTTGTTGCAGCCGGCTTCAACATCCGGTCCCAGATCATCTGGGCCAAGGACCGATTGGTGCTGAGCCGCGGTGATTATCACTGGCAGCACGAGCCCTGCCTCTATGCCGTGAAGAAAACCGGCAAAGGCCGTTGGGCCGGTGATCGCAAACAGACGACGCTCTGGCAGATCGCGAACAAGGATCAGGACGCGGAAACTGTGCACGGGACCCAGAAGCCCGTGGAATGCATGCGTCGGCCAATCCTGAACAATTCCAGCCCCGGCCAGGCGGTCTACGAGCCTTTCATGGGGTCGGGCACCACCCTGATCGCGGCCGAAACGACCGGTCGCGTCTGCTACGGGATCGAACTCAATCCTGCCTACGTCGATGTCGCTGTGGAGCGTTGGCAGCAGTTCACGGGCAAGGACGCCGTTCTCTTTGGCTCCGATGAGACGTTCAACGAAATCAAGATCAAACACGATTGAG